GCCAATTCAAATCGGAAATACTAAATCAATATCAGAAGCACAAGCAAAAGAAATACAATTACCTAAATTAAAAACAATTAAACCAAATGGACAATAAGTTTCACCCTTACACACCAGAAGAATTTAATGAGTTACATTCTATTGCAGCAACTATTACAACTAATTTGCCTGAACACCTAATGGCATGGGCATGGAACAATTACAAAAAGATTAGTGGTAGTATTGAACCACAACCATGCGGATGCAAATCAGCAAGTGGTCTATGGGTAAAAGCAATTGATACCATTAAAGCATTCATTCAAGAGAGAATATGATTACTGGAAGTATTGAACAGCAATGTGCAATCCGTTTAGAAAATCTATTCAACAACTCACATGAATGGTTACTGAAAGCATCGTTTAATATTACAAAGAATAGAGAAGAAGCAGAGGATTTAATTGGAGAACTCTATGAGTATTTGCATATAAAACAAAATCCTAAATTGTTTTATGGTGACTCTTATAATCTACTTTACATTCATAAGTTTCTAAATCATCGTTGGATAAACAAAACAAAGAAGTTAAATAAAGTCCAACATAGAGAAAATATCAATTCGGAAGAGCCTGATATAGAATATGATACAGAAAGAGATGTAGCAATAATGGATGCATATACAGAAGTAATGAATGAAATACAAAGACTAAAAAAGAAAAAAGGATTTGCAGCAGCTATGTTATATGAAATGTATTGGACATCAGATGATACATTACAAGAAGTAGCAGATAAAATAGGAATATCAAAGAGCACTGTATTTCTAGCAATTAAAAAGATAAGATTACATTTGAAAAGAACAATTAAAAATCCATTCCCAGATGAGTCATAAAGCAGCACCAGGAGAAAGAAGAAACGGTTCTAAAGCAAAAATATACACTGCTATTCGCCAAAGACAAAGAGAAATGAGTAGACAGGAATGGCAAGCAGATTTCCGAAAGATATTAGAAGAACTACAAGAAGATAAAGCCACATGGGAATGGTTATGGCATGAAAGAGGAAGATATATATCAAAAGGAAAATGGAAAAGAGATGGTAGATTAAGACCTGAAGTCAGATTGCCTGATACAACCGAAATGCCTTACTAATATGTTCCAAATTAATTTTGATTGGCAATGGATTAAGGATAAGCAAATCGTAATAGAAGGTGATGAAGATAACGGAGTGATAATGATTGAGAATGAAGATGGAATACTAATAACAATGTACATTTATGAAAGAGTGGAAAAACGATAAAGAAACCTGGCAATTATTTGGAGCATACATAATGATGTTGATTATATTAACACTTTGCGGAATGCATTGCTGATTAACTACAAATACCAAACAGCATTGTTAAAATACTAAATCCGATTAAATAACGAAAGGATAACGATGGCAAAGTTTGAAAAAGGAAATAAATTAAGTAAAGGCAGACCAAAGGGTGCGTTAAATCGTTCAACTGAAATGATGAAGTTATCTATTGCACGTTCTACTAATAGAGTGTTAGATAATCTGCCAACTATTATGGATAAGTTAATGCAAGAGGACCCAAAGAGTGCAGTTGATTTAGCAATTAAATTATTGGAGTTTCACCTACCAAAGATGAGTAGAGTAGAAATGAAAGCAGAGATTGAACAAAGAATACAGCAAATATCAGTAAACATACAGGATGGAATTGCAAATAAACACATCAAAGACCTATAGAGATATAGATGAGAGCAGAAGGATTTGCATTCTACAAGGCGGAACGAGAAGTGGCAAATCATATGCAACACTGCAATGGTTATTAGTCAGAGCATTATCAGAACCTAACATAGTAATATCAGTTGTGCGTAAATCATTTCCGTCAATGAGAGTATCCATAATGAGAGATTGGCAAGGAATACTAAAAGAATTAGGGATATGGCAAGAAGATAGATGGTCAGCAACAGAACACATTTACGAATTTGATAATGGTTCTATGGTTGAGTTTATGAGTATTGATAGTTCGGAAAAGAGAAAGGGTAGTTCAAGAGATTATCTTTTTGTTGATGAAGCAAATGAATTAAGTAGAGAAGATTGGTTTCAGTTATTCATAAGGACAAGAAAGAAATCTATTATAGCATACAACCCATCATTCGGAACTAATCACTATATCTTTACAGAAATACAATTACACCCTGAAGCGGACTTATACATCAGCACATTCAAAGACAATCCATATTTGGAGAAGCAATTAGTAGAAGAAATAGAAAGATTAAAAGATATAAACCCTGAATACTATAAGATATATGGTATGGGATTGCCAGGCAACAACGTAGGAACAATCTTCACAATTAACATAGTAGATGAAGTTCCGCAAGAGGCAGAGTTTGTTGCATTCGGTATGGACTTTGGATTTAGTGTTGACCCTACTGCATTAGTTGCATTGTGGAAAAGAGATAAGGATTTATACATTGAGGAATTAATTTATCGCAAAGGAATGGTAACATCAGATATTGCAGATGAACTACGCAGATTAGAAGTAGGTAGAGAAGAGGTCTGGGCAGATTCTGCTGAAGGCAGATTAATAGAAGAACTATATCGTTTAGGATTTAATATAAAGCCAGTAAAGAAAGGAAAGGATAGCATACGAATGGGATTAGACCTGATGATGCAATACCGATTAAACGTAAAGAAGAGTAGCATAAATGTTGTAAAAGAATTTGGTGAGTATGTATGGACTGTAGATAAGAACGGCAATTTTGAAAACATTCCTGTTGATTACAGCAACCACTCAATAGATGCGATTAGATATGTATGCATGGAAAGATTAAATGCTAAAAAGATAAACGCAGGAAACTATTCAATTACAATAAGATGAGTCAAACTTGGACATCAGATGAAATCAAAGAGTTGTTACTATATGTGCAACAAATGAAAGAAGAAAATGAAGGACTTCGTGCACAACTAATGGCAGCAATGGCAAAGTTGAGTAATGAAGAAGCAAAAGTAAAAAGATTATTAATAACACTAAAAGGATATACAGGATGAAAAGGACACTAACATTAGAAATACCGACCAGTTGGAAAGATGTAACATTAAAACAATATCTCCTATTACAGGCAGATTTAGAAGCATATAGAGATGATGAAGAAGCACAAACTGCATTAATGCTACACCACTTATGCGGATTACAACCTGAATATCTAAAGGGATTATCAGCAGATTCATATCAATTAGTGAAAGCAAAGTTGCATAGTTTCGTTTCACCTGAAGGAAGTGATTTAGAAAGATTTGTTACTATTGATGGAGTTGAATATGGATTTGAACCTAATTTAAGTAAGATGGCATATGGTGCTTATGCGGACATTACTGCAAACGATACGATAAGCATTGATAAGAATTGGGCAAAGATAATGAGCATACTATATAGACCAGTTGTAAGTAAAAGAGGTAGCACATATACAATCCAACCATATACAGGCGAATTAGATGAGACCAAATGGTTAGGTGTTCCTATGAATATCCATTGGGGTACATACTTTTTTTTTGTTCATTTGCATCTGCACTTACTACATTGTATCCCGAACTATTTGAAGGAGCTGAAGGAACTTCCAATCAGCATCAAATCAACTTTGCGCGCAAATGGAGAGCTTATGCAACGATTATTGAGCTCGCCAATGGACAGCTTGAAAAGATTGACGAAGTAGTTAAAGAACCCCTTGAGAAATGCTTATTGTTCCTTGCATATAAAGCAGATAAGCATACATTAGAAGATATGCTTCATCGTGAGGCCATGAAAAAAATTGGCAGTGTGAAATAATTTTCGTATATTATGTATATGGAAATTTGGAAAGACATAATAGGATACGAAGGATTGTATCAGGTAAGCAACAAAGGCAGAGTTAAATCAGTAGAAAGAATTGTTAAATGCGGCCCTGGTGGTTTTAGAAAAATAAAAGAAAGATTTGTGTATATAGGTAAAATTAATAAAAAGCAAAGGTATCCTAGAGTTAAATTATGGAAAGATAATAAATGTAAACAACTATTAGTTCATAGATTAGTTGCTATAGCATTTATTCCAAATCCAAATAATTATCCTGTTGTAATGCATTTAGATAACAATCCAAATAATGCATACCCATCAAATTTGAAATGGGCACTTCAATCAGACAATATT